GCGCCTAAAACGCAGTTACGAATTAGCACAGTGATAAGATGAGTGCATTCTCCTTCAACTTCAAACCCGGCTTTCGTAGAATAGCGGAATTGATTTCTTGGGGAGTTTATACTGAGTATGTAATCAATGATTTAGGAATTAATCACGAAGGGCCATATACTGAAGAACAACAAGAACAACTTTTAGGATATGTTGTGGCTACAAGTTGGGTCTTTGGTGGTAATATAGCAGGTCGTGCAATTATTGGGGCGATTGGTTGGGGTACTGTTGGAACTGTTCTCGGCGCTTTCTATGTCGGGAAATGGTCCGCGCAAATGATTGACCCGGAAGAAGGAAAAGAAAACTATTATGGTTTTTTATCAGGGGGGACTTGGGGCAATGACCCTAATTATTTGACTGGCGATGAACAGGCTACAGGTTACTTCAATATGTACCGCAACGCTAATTTAATCATCTCGGCTTATGCAACCGATTATCATACTCCTCCTCCTACTAATCTTCAGGCTTCAGAACTTGAGGATTTGTATTGGAGTCCACGCGCTAAGTCTTGGGTTCAAAATGAACAAGAGGCGGACATGGTTGTTGCATGGATGTACGAAAAAGGATTAACTTCTTATGATGAGCAATACTATATTGAGCATGGTGTCTTTCCTTGGGAATTGTGAAATCATTCTTCTCACGCATCCGCCATTAATTGTTGAATTATGTATATGGATTCCCGGGGAGTAAAGCCTTCAGGATTTTCCCATACTAAAGTCCATATTTGTTGTTCGAGTTTTGTAAATTGTTTTCTCATTCTTCTTCACCTGCTCTTGCTCTTAATTTTAGAAGCATTTCCTTCTTAGATGCGAAGGGACAATGTCTCTCCCAGTGATGACCTGAGACTTTACAGTTAGGACACGTATAACTTAAACTAGGCATTCCTCTCTGACTAACTGGAATGAAGTTCTTATCTGTTAGTTTGGCCTGTCCTTCGCCATAATCTTTCATCATAGCCGCCTTAATCCATCCGGAAAAGTTGAAGAGCGGGTCTTTTTTCCACTCTTTTAGTATTCCTTCGCATACTTCATTTAGGGATATTGTTTTGTTGCCCATAAATAACCCTAAGAAGTTATACTATATGTATGTACGTATAAAAAAAATTCATATAGGTGTAGTAGACAATGGGTGGGTGTGAGGGGGGACTAATAGAGAAAAGATTGCGGGCCGCTACGCGTCCCTCGAAGAAGATAGGACTGCCAGCATGTTCAAGTACCCCCGATTAATAGAGGAAGGTATGGCAACAGCAAAAACAGGTAGTTTTTACCTGACTGAAACGGTAAATTTACCCGCAGCATCAGTATCGGGCACACGAACACAAGGAACGATTGATTTGGGTGCCTACGTAAATGTCCCTACCGGGCAAGCCATCGCCGTCGAATCTGTCGACTTTATTCTACAACATGATGGTGTAGGGCACTCACAAGAACTTCATTCAATGCTACAATCGAAAGGGTGTTTGTCATTCCAACTAACAGACTTGAACCCGGGTACACAATTTGTGCGTGCTGACGACCAATCATTGGTAGCAAGCGGCTCAGTTAACATTGATGTAGTAAACAACATCGGAACAGAAGTCGCTGACTTTTTCCCTGATAACTTTGGGCCTACCGCATTAAGTGAGGCTTTCATGGTTGTAAATGATTCGCTCTTTTTCGTAACTGGTAATAACGGAGCGCTAGTATCAGCAACAACAGGTATTGACTTTACTGTAAGAATCAAATGCAGAGTTGTTAAACTATCTACGAAAGACTGGATGGCAATAGCGATTCAGAGTACAGCCTCCGATAATTGAGGTGATTCTGATTGAATTCAGATTGGGAAAGGGGGTATTCTGCTGGATATGCGGCTGCTCACAGGACTGATGTCCGGGATATTACTACTGAGCGCGGAACTCTTGCGCCGGAGAGTCGTGCGAAAAAGACTAGGAAAGTTAGTGCTTACAGTAAGCGTTACGGACGAGAGTACAAACGACTCAAAGCAAAACACCCAAGAATGAAGTTCGGTGCGCTAAGTAAGAAGGCGCATGCTGCAACAAGGAAGGCGATGAAGTAATGTCTGAAGCAGGGGCACTTACAGGACCGCGTACTTTAGTTTCAGACATTCCCGAGTATATACAAGCCTATACATTAGGAAATCATTTCCCTGAAGCCAAAGGTTGGAGGCATGATGGTACGACTAATTGTATCGCCTATGAAACATATTTGGACCTTAGTGGTTATGAACTGGATGACTTAACTTTCGTGCCTACAGGTGGCGCTTTACAGGACCCGGGCCGATATAGTTACACGCCAGCAGCAGGACCTCCAGTAGTAAACGACTTTGAAGTTCTTGATATTGTAAGTCAAGAGCGTTTAGACCTTACTACAATCGACGCGAACTTATCATTACTAAATGTCCCGGGTATGATGGAATCAGAAACACAGTGGTCTCAAATTACTATAGGACAATATCGCGCATTAGTTGTACCTACTACTCAAGCAACAACACTAGACTTAATGCAAGTAGTCTCAGCCGGTTCTTTCGGTTCATCGGACCCGGTAGTTGTTCAAAAGTTATGGGTTTATCGTATAGTAAGAGTCAATGGGGCAAAGGCTACAAATGATATTTTAGCAATTCCAGCATCTAGGTTTATTGTTCGTGGAACTGTAATCAAAGAGAAAGACTTGGTTTACATTCAGCGCCTAAAACGCAGTTACGAATTAGCACAGTGAT